TTTCCGGTTGCGCTGATTATACCATAGTCAACGCGATCAGCGGTTGTCGTTCCATTAGGCGCAACTCCAGCGTTTGCAGTGACAACAGGTGTCGTGCTGCCGCTATTCGCCTTAAGCCAACTCGCCGCATCAAAACTCTCGCTGTTCGTCAGCAGATTGTGTGGAGCCCATTTCACGCGGCCATCGCTGTCGGTGACGGTTGCGTTGGATGCGCGGGTAAAGGTAATGAACTCGGTGGCTACGCCTGTGGTTGTCGGCATATTATGAAACCTTCATGGCTGAAGTGTTAGAGATAAACTCAAGCGCAAAGCCTTGAGGTTCGGCACCGATCAAATCATTCGCATTAAGCGTTCTCAAGGCGTAACCATTTGCCAAGAAATCAAGCGTAAAGCCAATGTATTCGAAGCCGAGTAATGAGATCGCAGCCGCACCGCCATCCGCAACACCGCCTTGCGACGGCGCGAATGATCGGATTCCGTTAAGCGGCGAGATAAGCTCACGCATGAGAGACAACGACTTGCGAAGCGTCTGGCGAGTAAGCATAGACGCGGTTCGCACCCGTCAAGCCGGGGAACAAATCCGTGAGCAGCACATTGCGCTCGCCCTGGCCGGGATTATAACGGATTGCACCGTTGAAGTTTGACGGCGTCGAAGCACCAATCGTGGCCTTGATCAGTGCATGATTAGACCCGACGTTCTGAAAAGTTATGCGAGCAATATCCGCATCCGTGAGCTGGGTCCAAGTACTCGCCGGAATGGTGAGAGTGGTATTCTGAGCCATAGTGTTCCTCGTTCATTTCGAGAGGTTAATAGGAGCGAGCCGAAGCCCGCTCCCGTTGTCGTTATTACGTAGCAGCGACCGAGGTGCCGACGAAGGTAGCCGGAGCCTGAGAAGCATTGCTGACAACAGCATGAACGCTCACAACCGCATCGGTGCCAGTGGTGCCTACGCCATTGAGGCGCAGATACCGCTTCGAGCCGCGATAGCCCACCGCGCCAGCGACCACGTTGTCGGCAGCGTCAGAGGTCACGGTCACGGAAATCGTGCCGTCAGTGGTCTCAGCAGCCACAACAGCCGCAGCCGAAGCGGCGGTGGTGAGGTCCGAGTGCTGGGCCGTGAAGGTAAAGCCAGAAGCCGTGCCAGCGTCCGTGACCGTTCCGGTCATCAGAACAATAGCGGCGCTGTCGAATCCCCTCAGATCAACCCAAGCCGAAGCTCCCGGCGTGGTGCCGGAAAGAGTGATCGACCCAAGATGCACAAGCTGAATGTTACTTTTGAGATCACGCATTGATTTGTTCCTTATGCGCTAATGGTGGAAGGGGCGGTTTGGCTTACGCTTATACCGCCCCCGATTATTACGAACCGAGCTTGACCAGCTTGATGGATTCGAAGTTCACGACATCACCGCCGACGCGCTTCGTGGTGTAGAACTCCACGTAGGGCTTCGCGCTGTAGGGATCGCGGAGAGTGCGGATGCCAAGGCGGTCCACAATCTGGTACGCTTCGCGCATATCGCCAACGGCGATGGAGAGCGAGTTCGTAGCCGGATCTGGCATATCCTCGAAGGCCGCAACCGGATAGCCGAGCAGCGATGCGGGCTGACCAGCAGCGATGCCGGGAACCCAGATATACTGTCCATTGCTGTCCTTGGCCTTACGAACGAGGCGCGTGGAAGCGCGGTTCATGAACCAGGTTGCATTGGCGCGGTACTGCTGCTTGAGGCCATAGAGCGCGTTGATGAGCACATCACCGCCATCGGGGGTCGCGGCGAGAGCGCCGTTAACACCGGACGGGAACTGCTCGATGGTGCCGGGAAGCGTGGTTCCCGAGCCATAGGTCAGGAAGCCGCGCGGCTTGTTAACGCCGTTGCCGACAACGAAAGCGTTGGCTTCGTCGCGGGCAAACTTCTCGGCAACCTTGGAGGCAAGCCATGCCTCCATGTTGATCGAGGCATCATCGAGGAGCTTCTGCGTTGCCTTGGGCTTCGCGTAAAGCTCATTCGTGGGAATGCGCCACTTGCCAAGCTGCGGCGTGTTGGTTTCCGTGCGGGAATCCGTCTCGCCAACCCAACCCGAAGAGGCTTCGTTGAGATCGAACAGACCTTCGAGGGCATCCGACGAGATGACCTGAACCGAAGCGTAAGCACGCATCGGAGAGGACTCGAACACCTTCATGACGATGCGGCCAGAGAGGTCAGGATTGACCACATAACCGCCGTCCGGGTCGGCACCAACGGAGAGAGCCTTGCGCTCTTCCACGCCCATGACCTCTTCGCCCTTGCGGATGAAGGTGTCAAAAGCGGCCTTGTAGCCGTCCATATCGGCAGCGCCGAAGGTGCCGACAACCGTGCCACGGCGGCGGGCATTCATCGAAGCCCAATCCTGAGCCTTGCGGTCGAGGTCCACGGTGTTGCCGTGCTCGTCGGTCACAACGCGCGACTGACGCTTCGAGGCAAGCACTGCGTCATCGGCAATGCGCTGAGCCTTGTCGAGGTCGGCTTCGATCTTGCGGAGCTTTTCCTCGGTCACGACATCGGCGGAACCCTTCTTTTCGATCTGGGCGAGTCGCTCGTCGTTGGCCTTCTTGAACTCTTCGAATCCGGCGTGCAGAGCGTCAATCGCGCCTGCGGCCTTCTTGATATCATCTGACATTGAAAACACCTTTGAGTTTGGTCAGCTTTGACAAGAGAGCTTCAAGCTCTCCGGTTACTGCCTCATCCTCGCCAGCGTCCCGCTGTTTCAGTAGGGCCTTGAAGCCGTGAAGCGTGATTGCCACGGCATCCTTTCGAGAATATCCGGCCTCGCGCAGGAACTTCTCGAAATCTCTTTCGGTTGAGATCGACTTGACGTTTGTCACCTTTGCATCGGGGAGCATCGGGAACGTCACCAGGCTAATCTCGAATAGGTCAACTTCCATCAGCTTGCGAACGCGGCCATCACCCTCGGGGACGGCTTCCATCGTGCGATAGCCGATAGACATGGAATCAATTGCGCCAGCACGGAGAAGCGCCATGGCCTCGCGGCCCTTGGCGACTTCCTTGAGAATGCGACCACGGACAAACAGGCCACGCTCGTCCTCGTAGATTTCATCCCACACGCCGATAGGCTGGGCCATGTCGTGCTGCCACAGCATCTTGACCTTGCGAGAGCCAAGCGACTTGCGGAATGCGCCACGCTCGACAACATCCATGCCTTGATCGACCACGCCGAAAACGGAGGCATAGCCTTCGAAAACGCCGTCTTGATCCGGTTCTTTCTTGAGAGTGAGGGCGACGGATTTATGTTGGATTGGTCCGGTCAATTTTTTCTCTTCTTCTGCGTCTTCGCTCTCATATTCTTTGGGTTCCCACGCTTGGCAAACGCGGAGATTGTGGCAGATGAAATCGAACTTGACGCAATAACCTCGACCTCCGCCGTCCATGTCGAGGGAATCGAGCGGGATGTCTTCCATCTGCCGCTGCATAGGGGCGCTGTTGTCGAAGTATTCGCAATTGGCGCAAAGGCGACGGCGTGCTTCAGCCTCGTTGATCTGCCAAACATCGGCTAGTTTCTGCCAATACGCCGCGTTGGCGGTGGGGTCTACGCTCGCCTTTTCGGGGCCGAGGTTCCAGTTATCGGCAACGCTAGTGCGGTTAATGATATTCTGGGCGGCGGAGACGATTTCCTCGGTCATTTCCATGTCCATCGACTTGCCTTCCCGGTTAGCTATTGCGTTAGCCCACGATTTGCCGGGATCACCACCCCACAAGGCCCAGGCTATGCGGCCAGCGGAAGGATAGCCGTCCTCGCCGGGGGAGAAGCCCTCGCCCTGCTTGTCAACTTCGTGGCGGGCGAAGTATGACTTCATGCGCTTGACAGTATCGAGCGATAGGTTGCGGCGGTTCTTGATGTCACGCGCGCGGGCAACACCGATCTCGGTTCCGCCACGGTTGAACTCGTCTCGCCAAGCAAGGCCACGTTCGGCTTCACGTGCCATTGCCTCGGTCGGGGAGAAGCCATCGGCCTTGGCTTCCCATTTTGAAATACACACCGCATATCGTTGATCTTCATCAGGAAAATCAGACATGGCCTCTTCGTCGCTCATGCAACGTGAGAGAAATTCGTCTTCCGTTTCCGATGATCCGGGCATTGGCATGATTGAAACCTATCATTATTCCGAAGAAATCACAACATGGCTTCAAGAGCGGCATCATCCACGATATATGCAACGGTACAGCGGCAGTTGATGACCTCCTCGGCTAGTCCTGATGGATCGCCGGGGAATGCAAGTTCGGCATCTCCAACTTTGAAAGTGCCATCCATTGCGGCGGTCATTCCATTCGCCTCGCGGTGTGTCTCGCGCGTGCGCTCGTCTTGCGCGGAAATCCACTCGCGTGAAAGTGGCAAGCCTGTCTGCTTTGCTGCCTCGTCGGAGCCGTAATTTGCCGCTCCATGCGTCTCGGTGCGGGCAATCATATTGGCGCGGTATTGTGCGAGGGACGGCACCAGATCGAGGATGTAATCCGCCACGCCACGCTGGCCTAAGCCATCGCTATAGCCCTTCGACACCGCACGCACGATCTGGCGGCGGGTGGTTTCCGTAACCTCGGTAATGCGGCGGCGGATGGCTTCCTGGCTGATGTAGCGCAAGGCAAGGCGCGTCATGATCTGAGCGAATGATTCCTTTGTCTCAAGCGGAAATCCGTGCGCCTTGCCTTGATTATAAATGCGATTTCCGAACATGGTCACAGAGGCCAACGCCATCTGGCGATAAGTGGCCTCGATGCGGTCATGAAATCCGCGCGGTAGCACCACCTGATTGGTCTGAAGCCAATGCTCCACCATGTCCTTCATCGCGGCTGCAAGCTCTCGCTCCAAGCGGCCACGGAATTGCGCGGTCAGTCGATCAAGGAGTGCGACTTGGCGGCGATGCTCGCGGCGGGCGTTGTTATCTACGAGGCGTCGAGCCATCGGCGGTCCCGTAAGCGATTGCCTTCATTTCTTCTAGGGTGACTTCAGGCAATGCTTCGCCTGCCATGGCAATAGGTATCTGAGCAGATGAAACGAACAACGTGTCACCGCCTTCAATAGGCCCGTACCCTTTCAAGGCGCGGCGTTCGTTTATCGTGAGGTCTTGGCTTTGATCTGCCATCTGCCACATCGACAACCGCTTCTCAGCAATCGCCGGAATCGCGTCGATGTCAGGGCGAATGGTGACGCCATAGAGAGTGCCAAGCCATGCATTCCAATCGTGCACGATCATGTCGAGGAGCGGAAGCGCGGTATCTTCCCAAAACGCAAGACGCGCCTCGGCATAGTTCGCGTAGGTGTTATCTCCGGGGATGCCGAGGAGCTGAGGTGGAACGCCAAAGACCAGAGCCACATCACGCGCGGATGAGAACTTGGCTTCGATGATCCCCATGTCGGTAGGAGAAAGCCCCATCTGTTGCCAATCAAGCCCGCCTTCCAAGAGCATCGGGCGACCGGCGTTTGTCGAGCCGGAATATTGTTCCTCGATCTGAGCCTTGAGGCGGTTGAAGTTCTCATCGCTAAGGGTGCCGCCATCCTTGACGGTAAGAGCGCCGGATGGTCGAGCGGAGTTCTGTAGCAAGGCCTGCATCCAAGCCATGCTTTCGTTGTTCTGGTCGATTGAGTAAGCACCCGCCTCAATGGGAGACATTCCGTACCAATCATTGGTCGGGTTGAACAACTTTAGATGCCGCACGTTGCAATTGAATGTGCGCGGGTCCATCTCCCATCGAGTGACGTTCTGACCGACTTTGTAGATATAAGCCGCGGGGATGCCGCTCGATGCGGGCAATATTGACATGCGGTCGGGGCGAAGCTGATACAGTTCCTTGACCTCGTTCCCCACCATGAACCGCTCTTCGTAGCCGTTGCCCGCAAGCATGATGAAAGACACTTTGGCACGCACGTAGTCGCCATATGATTGCATCGGGTTCGGTCGGCGGAATAGGCTCACAAGCGGGTGCTCGGTGAGTTCGGTTTCGCCCCTATAGATGCCGAGCTTGACCGATGCGATGGCGTCTGCAATGCGGTTAATGGATTGATAAGCCACGACATTTTTGCCGTATGCTTCCTTGGCAAAGCTCTCGTAGTTGCGAGGCGACCAAACGGGCTGGCCAGGATTAACCACTAATAGCTGAGAGGCTTGGCTTTCCTTGCGGTCTGGTGCAGGGCGGCGGAAAATGTCTAACAATCCCATCGGGAGCCTCATAGTGTGCGAATAGCAGGAGCAGCCTGCGGTGCGGTCAAATCGGAAATAGCACTCATGGTTGCGTCGATCATATCATCATGGGAACCGTTTGGAAACACGGCGGATTCCGCGAGGAAATCTGCAAGGTGTGGGGTCGAGCGCATGAGGTAGACGTTGCCGGATTGGATGTAAGGCGCGGCATCGAAGGCGCGTGTCACCTTATCGACGTTGCGCTGGATTGGCACAATAGGGATGCCCTCGCGCTTGAGCTTTTGGATTAGGCCTGTTCCGCTTACCTTGTCTTCCACTTTGAAGGCTCGGAGCGGCCCATGATACGGCTGGGAATTATGCTTCTGCCAGAACGCGCGAGCCATCGTTTCCAATTCCGGCGCTTCCCACTTGCCACGGGCCATGTCGAGCATGACCATCTGGTTATCTTGCGTAACGCCCCAGCATTGAAAGACACTGTAGTCATTCTGCTCCTTTGTTTTCTGCGCGGTGTCGGCATAGATCGAGCGATGCTTGAGCGGCGGCATGGCATCGAAGAACCGCCACCATTCGTCCTTGAATATACCGCCGCCAATGGGCGCGGGGCGTTGCATGTATTGACCAGCGAAGACGTAGGGGCTGGTGAGTTCGAGACGGTCGAGCATCTCAGGCGGAAATTGCTCAGGCCAGAAGGATTGGCCGGATTCGTCGCGGGCGGGAATAACGAGGTGCTCCCACCTTTCGCCAGATCCGCCGTTGAGCAGCCAGCCGGATAGGTCTTCCTCGTGAAGGCGTTGCATGATGATGATGATCGGGCCATCGGGCTTGTTAAGGCGGCTCTGTATCGTGCTCTGATACCAATCAATGACCGACTGCCGCATGACGGGAGAGGTTGCCTCGCCTGCCTTGTGCGGATCGTCGATGATGATAGCACCGCCAAAGCTGTCTCGCATCTTGGATGCGCCATATCCGGTGATCGTGCCTTCCGCGCCTGTCGCGTAGACAATGCCGCCAGCGGTGGTTCTAAACTCGTCCTTGGCCTTGCTATCATCCTGGAGCTTGAGCCACGGGAAAACGAGTTTATAGGCTTCATGCTGCATCATCGCGCGGATGTCGTAGGCGTTCGCGGTTGCGAGGCGCTTGGAATAGCTCGCATGGATGAATTCGGAATCGGGTGAAAGACCCATTGCCCATGCGATGAATGCCTTGACGGCGACCTCTGTCTTTCCTGATCGAGGTGGTACATTGATGATGAGACGCTTGGTGCGACCCGTGTAGACGCGCTGCAAGGCTTTGCAGATGCGTTCTTGGTGCCAGTTGTCAAGCATGTCGATGTTGCGCTTCGAGCGGAACATATAGCGGCTGAAGTTATGCAGCTTTGCCGCTAGAAGCGCATAGTCATCAGCCTGCAGCATCTTCTACGTCTTCGATGTCTTGCATCTTGTTCAATGCAATCAGGACTGCCTGCTGGATCGGGGCCTGCTGAAGCGAGCCGTCATCGTTGGAGATGTCGATGGTCTCGCGCCACTTGGCTTGCGTCTTGAGCCAGAAAATCATGGCGGTAGTGTCACCGTCCATTGCCTTTTTGTAGAGCCGACCTGCGATAGATGCGTTGGCCTGTGCTTTAGCCGTGTCAAGTTCCTCGCGGTAGTATTTGGTCAGCGTTTCGGTTGACATTCCAAGAATCTTGGCAAGCGTTGGCTGCGGCGTTCCGACAAGCGTGTGAAGCTGCACCGCCTTGGCGATCTCTTCGCTGCGACCTATCGGGGGTCGGCCTCTCGGGTGCTTGGGTTTGTCTGTCATTTGATTGCTTCTAGTGCGATGCGCTTGGCTTCGATGGCGTCGAGGTAACTGCCCTCGCCATCCTTTGCTGGGCTATAGCGGTCGGAGGCAACATCTTCAAAGGTGCGGCCCGTGGGTTCGAGCGTGGCCTTCTGGCCCGTAAAGTCCTGCCAGCGTTTGACGATCACGTCGCAATACTTTGGGTCGAGTTCCATGAGGCGGGAGTGGCGACCAGTCTTCTCGCATGCGATAAGTGTTGAGCCAGATCCGCCAAAGCAATCGATCACAATATCTCCAGCTTTACTGCTGTTCTCCAAGGCGCGTTCAATGAGTTCAACTGGTTTTTGCGTAGGATGAACATATTTGCCAGTAGCACCACGGCTCATGGACCAAACATCAGATTGACTTTTGTCACCGTGCCATTGCCCGCCGCAATAAAAGATGAATTCATGTTGCGGACGATAGTGACTATTCCCAAGACCGATTGATTTCTTGTCCCAAACTATACATGCCTTTACATCGCGCCCAAGGCTTTTAAGCGCTGCCTCAAATTCGGCATAGGTACGCCAAGTGAAACAGGCATAAAGTGGCGCACCAGACTTTGCATAGGAGATCGAAGTCGCAAGAGCATCGCGCACCAAACCAATAAGATCATCTCCTTGCAAATCATCGTTAAGGATCATGCCGTGCGCTTTTACTAGATCACCTTTTTTGCTGCTGCCAGCGGCACGCCCTCCACCGTAACTCATACCATAAGGAGGATCGGTGAAAATAAGATCAGCTGCTGCTCCAGAGACCAGCGTCTGCATGGCATCCACCGATGTGCTATCACCACACATCACCCGATGCTTGCCTAGCACCCATACATCTCCAAGAACTGTGACGGCACGCGCCGGGGCTTCCGGCACTGCGTCCTCATCGGTGAGGCCCTCCGTCTTTTCGGCTAACAAATTCGCAAGTTCACCGGGATCAAATCCGGTGAGGCTTAGGTCAAAGTCGAGGCCGTTGAGATCACCAAGTTCCACCTTGAGCAACTCAATATCCCATCCTGCATTCAGCGCCAGCTTGTTATCAGCGATCACATAGGCGCGGCGCTGGGCCTCCGTGAGGCTTCCCAGGACGATGCACGGGGCTTCCTTGATGCCGAGCTTGCGGCCAGCCATGATGCGCCCATGGCCTGCGATGATGCCTCCCTCGGCGTCGATCAGGACGGGATTAGTCCACCCGAATTCCCGGATCGAGGCAGCAATCTGAGCCACCTGAGCGTCGGAGTGGGTGCGGCTGTTGCGGGCGTAGGGGATCAGGGATTCGATAGGGCGGTAGGTCACTTCCAGCTTGAGGAAGGCGTCTTTTTTGCTCGCTTGCATTTTTTACCATCTGGTCAAGGTTTTGTTAGTTGCGGAAAATTATAACGGCTCCGTAACGATTGCAACTTTGTGCAATAAGTGCATGGCAGAAAGTAGAAATAAAAAAGCCCCACCACAAGGGGCGGGGCTAAAGGGGGCAACAGGGAGGACAGTTGCGGGTTACATGATACGCTCTACTCGAATGCCTGTCACGCCGTTTTTAATGACCTTGCGGCACTTATAGCGGCGTGGGCGGTGGTATTTCGCGGCGTCGTTTTGGATGCTCCCGCTGGTGCGGCCAAGGACTAGGAACGACTGACCGATCTGCATAGTGCGCCACGGGTATTTCGGGGGTCGGCCTGGTGAGGTGTTATGGGTCATGGGTGCACCGGATAGAACGAGAGATCGAAGCCGTAATAGGGTTCGGCGATGACGCGGTTTGGTGGAGAGTGAATCGAGGCGTCAATTGCCCACTCATAGGGGCCTGCCTCGAAGCACACGGCCCAGCAATTGATCTGGTCGTGGTGCCATGGTTGACCGGGTGCGTGGATGGCGCACTCGATGTCGGGCTTCATGCCCTCGGCGGTGGCTTTGGCGCGGCATATGGCGTGGACGGCTAGAGCCGCCGCGTGGGGTGTTATGGCGGTCCAGATAGCCGTTGCAACGAGGGCGGTGAATTCGGTGTCGGTCATAGGGTGCTCCATTGGGTTGCCATTGCGGTTGCGATGCCTTCATAGGTGCGGCTGCGTTCTTTCCAGCGGTCTGGTCCGGGGGGCATCTTGTGAATGCGGGCTTCCCTGCCCTCTACAATGTTCGTCGGCACCAGCTTGGGAAGGTTCTTGAGCCAGAGGCACGTTGCCTTGGTTTCACCGTGGCCGAACTGCCAAGGCTGAATGATCTGGTCAGGCTTGCGAATGCGGCTGCTGATGATGCTGATGGGGTTTTCGAGAGCAATGTGGGGGATAGGCGCATCGAGCAGACGGCGCACAAAGTACAATGCATCAGCCTGTTCCATCTGCTTATCCTTGAACCAACGCGCGCCCGATACCGCAAGATGGGTGCAAGGCGGATGAGCAATCATCAAATTCCAAGACCAATTCCAAGCATAAGCGGCGTTAATTGCATCTATTTGGTAATGATACTCGCTCCCATCCTCGGCGGGCAGAAGGTCGCAAGAGTAGGCATCATGCCCCAGCGCACGGAAGGCGCGGCGAACGGTGCCGGAAAATTCACAGGCGATGAGGACGCGCATTAGGCCTCCACTTATGCGTAAGGGTTGAAAATGCAAACGGCGGTTTCTGCGCCCCAATCGCCAGACCAGACTTTGCCGTTGTAGCTGACGTAGCCGATGCGGGAGCCTTGGCCGTCGAGCAGGTCGCAGTTGGGCGACTCTGAGGCTCCGAGGTCTTGCTCGTCGATGATGGCGCGATAGGCGGCTGATGCGGCTTCTGCGGAGGTGAAAGGGAACTTGCGGCGTCCGATGCGGACTTTGGCGGGGGTGAAGTTGGTCATTGGATGTGCTCCTTGAAGGGGGAAGGGGAGGGGCCGAAGCCCCTCGGGTTAGGCGAAGGGGTTGAGGCTGGAGCTATATATCTGCCTGACCTCGTAATGCTCTGGGTTGTTGAGCGTGCGCTGTATCAGCTTTTCGGCCTGCGCTTTGTTGGTGAAGAGTTTGCCAGCGTAGATGTTGAGCTTGCCAGCTTCTTTGCGAACATCCTTAGGAAGTTCGATCTTGGTCATGATGCGGTAGGCGTTGGTCATGTGATGGTCTCCTCTCTCTATGCCCTCACCATACCAATCTTGCAGAAATCTGCAAGAGTAATCTTGCAGAAAGATGAAAAGAAAATGTGACGCTACGGAAGGCAGGCGCGGTTCAAGGTATCGGCCTATGCTCAGGGGGCGAATTACCCATATCCCGGTACATCGGCTAGACATGCCCTGTCCCGGAAAAGAACCTCCAGAAACCCTATGATACACTGTACTTCTCTCTTAATAGTTCTTTTTTTTTATTATTAAGTACACCATCTTTCCCCCTCTCTATAGGGTAGGGGAGGGGGGGTCCCTGGTAGGTGAGTATAGAACTCCCGTCCAAGTTAATGGATAATTCGCTTTTTTCAGCGTTTTATCTTTTTTAATCAATGACTTAGACCGAAAAAGTGCCTGTCCTTGATATTCCCCGGCAATGTTTGGGTAATGTTTTAATCGGCTCAACTGGCGGGATTTGCCATGTCGCCCCTTAGAATAGGCCAAGGATCAACAGAGACGGCCCGCCAGCGGCAAACTCGAAGCGTCGGCTATAGTAGTGGCCAAAACAAAAGAAGGGACCGTAGAGGCCCCTAATTGCGTTTGTGTTTTGTGAGGTGATGTTGGCTATGGTTGCTTTTCAGATTTGTGCCACTTTGAGATGTGGTCAAGCGTCCATCCCTCATCTGGCAAGAATCGTATCATCGCAGTGTACAGGTTGCCGTCAGGTACGGTTATGCGCAGCTTCGCGGTGGGCTTTGGAACGGCTCGATAGAACAAGCCAATGACCTCGATGTGACAGCCTTCTCCGGTTGCCCAGTGTGCAGCTTGCTGAATGTCCAGCAACATGCACCTGATATCGTAGATTGCAGACATGGCAACAACGCCAACTTCATCTTCTTTGATCTTCATTTCATCTCTCCTTCACGGGGCGAACCAAGCCATCCGAGGGCGGCCCCTTTTGCCCTCGGTAGTATTGCGGCACTCAATGCCGTAGTCGGCCACAAGGGTTTCGATCACCGCCCTGCGCTTGAGCGGCTCCAAGCCCTTGAACCCCCTGACCGCGGCAGCTAGTTCCGGCTCCGAGATACCTTTGAGGCCAGCCCCCTCGATCCGTTCATAGACCTGCTTGCAGGTCTTTTCGAATATACCATCCGCCATCTTGCGCTTGAGGGCATTCGTGGCGCGGTGAGCATAGAACCTGGCATAGTCGATTGCCCATTCCAGACTTCTCGCGCTCACTTCGCTCTCGCCCCGGCTTACGGCCACGATGAGGGCAAGGCGCATCGCAATCTCTTTTGTGCGGCCATACATTGCATCAAGCCCGAATCGCTCGTTGGCGTTCATTGCCTCAATCATCTCGGCATCGAAAGCCATTATCATTTCGGCGCATTCGGGGGAGAAATGCACGGCTACAGGGGCCGGGGGGGTCTCGTGGCTATCAACATCTAGGTTCCCGGCCTTGGCGGTGGCGCAATGCTTTGCCCATTCGATGAGGCGGTCGGTAGGCTGGATCATGCGGCGCATTTGCGAAACTTGCCGCCCGATTGGGCTTTCCACAATGATGAAACGGCCAAGGAAGCCATCAAGCACCGATTGAGAATCAATCCCATCAAAGAGCGTCGAGGGGGTTGTCATTGTCAAAAGCGTGAGAGAAGGCGACCGAACAAACCGATCCAATTCTTTGGCATCTTGCTTGCGAAGGCCAAACTTTGACATGCCATGGCCGCGAAGGATCGAATCTTGCCGCCCGAATGCCTCCATCATGATCGTTTGTGCATCCGACTTGTGAGAGTTCCCTGCCTTCTTTGTGGATTGAAGAACGCGACCAAGTTCGTCGATCACGGCAATGTGACATGGTTGGTCTATAAGCGACGAAATCACGCCAGATGCGGAAGCGTAACCAGCGGGGCCTATCAGACGATCCAAGCCAGACGCTTCGAGCAGCTTCTCGATCACGGTCTTGGCGTGTTCCTTGCCTGCCGAAGAAACGGCTACGTTGAGAAAGTAGAGGCTTGAGTAGTTGCGTTGATCCGTCACCCAACGCCGTCCCATGACCACGGAGCCAAAGGCAAGCGCGGCTTGCACGGCGAATTGAGGTTGCGCCCGTGCGGCGGTGGTTTCGTAGTAGTTGACCACATCTTGAAGGATGCCAGGAACCGATAGGAGGTGATCAGGGATTGCTGCGAGCGGGTTTTGAGGAGGCTTAGCTCTCAGGCTTGGAACGATCTGCGCGGCTACAGATTTACCGTGCGCGATGTGTTCGGCGTCCTCCGGGGCATAGGCATAGGTCGGATCGGTGTTGATGTTGAGATAGGCAGCAGCCGCTTTGACGGCCTCCCGCACGTTCCCGGCGTGCTCGCATTGGGTGTAAAGTTCGAAACAATCGAAGGAGTGGGCCGAATCAAACGGGTCGGAGCCGTGGTGCGAAAATGCCGTGCCATCCTCGAAAAGGATCACCCCTGCGAATCCGGTCGTGGAATTGGGGCTTAGAAAGCGGTCCTTGGCGGTCTGCCGATAGCCGAATTGGGTTAGCAGCGCCGCCATGTTGTGCGCCGCATTATAGGCGTCGATGACGGAAGTGCCTTCCGATTGCACCCTTTTGCGGAGCGGCGCTTGGAGTTGCGGCTTTACCTTCCAAGGGCAGGCATCGAGGAATTGAATGCGAAAACGGTCCCATTGGTCCCACATGATTTGCAACGGCTCTGGCAACATCGGCAGATCGACATAAGACGGTCCGTCCCACGCGTAGGCCTGCATTGTGTCGGGATGGATCGAGGGCGGTAGAACATCTTGCGTGGCCCCGGCGCGAAGCTCGAACACGACGGAAGTGCCTTTGCCATTTGGGTTCGGCCACGCCAACTTGTGCGTCTTGAGATCATCCCGATGAGCACGGAATATGGCTTTGCCACGGCCCGGACGGCCAACAATACGCGGTGCGGAGGCGAGAATGGCGTCGAGGTCGAGGCCCATTGCGGTAAACGCGGTGCGGGCGTTTTCGAGGTGGTCAATATCTAGCGCGCACGTGCCGGATGCTGAGTGCAGCAACCCTACATTGTGTGTGGCGTTACGCTCGTAATATGCCACCGCATCCTCGGTGCGGCGCAATGCTTTTTCGGGTTGTTGCCAACCGTAATTCGTCGGGGCTTTAGAACCGGCTGGGATAGAAACCAGCGCCCAGCCGAGTTCTGTGTAGTGTGTAACGCTCGCAATGATGTCCATTTAAGGCCGCTCCTATTCGGCCTGGGGGATGGTCGATCCGGTTAGGTACGCCGTGAGTTTCTCAATCGTCTTGCCGTGCGCCCCTCGCTGGCCCGCACGCAACGCCTTCACGGTGTTGTAGGATACACCGGCCTCACGCGCGACTTTGGAGATGTCCGACACCTGAAGTCGGTTGCTGATTTCTTCAATGGAAAGCAATGGTTTAGCCCTTTCTATGGTGGATTATTTACGCCTAGTGCAAAAATCTGCAAGATTGTTATTGCAGCTTTCTGAAAATTTTGCAATAAGGGCATGGTTGAGAAGGAGGAGAGTGCAATGAGCACATTGAACGCGAATAGCAACATAGAAGGCCTGTGCGGGGGCTGGCTTGAAGCCAAACGCCGCGAAGATGAGGCTCGAAAGAGCCGCATCGAAATCGAGAACCAGATCAGTGTGGCTCTCGAAAAGAAGACCGAAGGCTCAATCACCCACAAGTTGGAACACTACAAGGTCACGCTGACGCAACCGATCTATCGGAAGCTCGACGTTGAGAAGTGGACAACGGTTAAGACGCTGATCGACCAGAAGTTGTGGCCGATCAAGGTCATCGTCGAGGCCGACGCCACCGGATGCAAGTGGCTCGCAAAAGAGCGGCCTGACTTGTGGGCCTTGGTTGCCGACGCCTTCACGGTTACGCCGGGAAAGGTTGGCGTTGAGGTTAAGGAAATCGAGCAATGAGTGACATCTGGCGAGCAGCCGAGGCATTGCAGAACGCCCGTGACCACTTGGTGATGGCGATGGGTGATCTGCACCACCGTGACCGCCGCATGAGATTGGCGGTTGAGAACGTACGCGATGCAATGAAAGAATTGGGGATCAAGGAGGCCCCGAACCATGGCAATTGATTTGAAGACCCTATCGAAGCCCAAAGGGCAGCGCCCCGTCATCATGACGCTTTTTGGTGAGGGCGGCATGGGCAAGACCACGCTCGCGGCAATGATGCCAAAGCCAGTGTTCGTTCGCACCGAGGACGGCACCACATCGCTGATCGGCAATGACGGTGTGTCATTGTTCCCGCTGGCAACAAGAAGCCAAGACGTGCTCGATGCCATCGAGGCCCTCGCAAGCCAAGAGCACGATTTCAAGACGCTCGTTATTGATTCCATTACTCAGCTTGGAATCATGATCGAGGCCGAGATCGTGGCGGCTGATCCAAAAGCCAAGAGCATTAATCAAGCCGGTGGCGGCTATGGTGCGGGATACAATACTGCCGCCGAGCGCCACCGCATGATCCGCGAATGGGCCGGTGCTTTGGCCTACGATAAGGGAATGAACATCGTTTTTATCGGTCATGCCGATACCGAGACGCTCGATCTTCCAGATTACGATCCTTACACACGCTATACGATCAGGATGCATAAAAAGTCGATCCCTCACTACACCGACAATTGCGACCTCGTCGGATTGATCCGGCTCAAGACGTACGTTAGCGGAGCGGGTGAGAAGAAACGAGCAATCAGCACGGGTGATCGTGAGATCATTTGTTTCCCCCAGGCCGCGAGCGTGACGAAAAACAGGTTTGGCATCGACAAGCCGATTGCGTTCTCTTTCGACACGGGCAATCCCTTTAACGAATTTGTAGCAAAGTAGTAGAAAACAGGAGAACGACCATGAAGTTGAATGGATTTAATGCAGCGAACATCGAACCAGCAGCAGTGCGCGGAGCCATCCCGGCTGGCAAGTATAAGTGCGTTATCACAGGGTCGGAGGAGAAGCCCACCAAGGCAATGACTGGCTCGATGCTGAAGCTCTCGATGCAAGTCATCGAGGGGCCGCATCAAGGCTCCTACGTGTTCGATCAGCTCAACATCAACAATCCCTCGGCCACGGCTCAGGAAATTGCACAACGCCAGTTGAGTGCAATCTGCCGAGCGGTTGGTGTGTTCACTCCCCAGGATTCGAGCGACCTCCATAACAAGCCGCTCATCGTGACCGTGAGGGTGGAAACCACGGAACAGTACGGAACCCAGAATAAGGTGTCTGGATACGAGGCATGCGAGAAGGGGGCGGCACCGAGTGCGTCGGCTCCCATTCAGGCTAGTGCGGCAGTGCCGCCTTGGAAGCGTTAAGTAAACATTAACCTGGGGCGGCTACGGTCGCCCCTTAATGTTTAATGATGCATAGGACGGCAAATGAAAATCGAGCAGCTCGCGGATATTATAACCATGTTGGCGAAGAATCATCCAGATGCCGATGTCGTGATGGTGTATCGTGCAAAGCACGGAAAAGGATACTCTAATATCCAAAAGCCGATCACCGGCTATCGGGCAATGAATGGATCATATGCGCCTGATAAGATATTTTTAGAAGTGGATCACGCTTCGTCTTATGGTGTTGAGGCTCAATATGATGCAGACTGAATCCGAGATCAAGCGCCAGCTTGACGGCTCATTCTGGTTCTTCGATCAATATGGCAATGTGCAACATAGATTTGTTGATGTTGATTTCATTCCCAAGAACAAGCCAAGTTCAATTCGTTTAGACCGCGAAGAAGCTCCAGCGATAGGTTCGATGAGAATCAATTGGCCGTCGAATGCATATGAATTGATTGACCATATGCGGAACGACCGAATGACTTGGCAAATGATTAGTCAAGTTTTTGGCGCAAGCGCGAACGCCACGATTGAATATTACAAAAAAAAACACCGCCAGAAACAGCTTGCGGATGATAAGAAATATTATGAAGTGCGAAGCAGGGAGATCAGAAAGATGTTGCGAGCAGGGTGGAGCCAAACCGAGATCGAGGAAGAGACAGGATTCAGCCAGGAACTCATCAGGAGCGTGGCATCTAGGTTAAGGAGCAGGGGCCTATGAAGATCGACATGCGGTCACCCATCGTAAAGGCCATCTATGATGCCTATGAGACCTCAAGGCGCAGCGCACATCGGCAGCACTTGGGCGGCTCACAGATCGGGCATTCGTGCTCCAGGGCGTTATGGTATCAGTTCCGGTGGGCGTGGCATGAGAAGCACGATGGCCGCATTCTAAGGCTGTTTGAGACGGGCGACCGCGAAGAGGCGAGAGTAGTACAGAACCTTCGCGCGGCGGGTTGCACCGTTTGGGAGCGTGATCCCGAGACCGGAATGCAGCCTCGCTTCTCGGCACTTGGCGGGCATTTTGCCTTGAGCCTCGACGGCGTTCTTGAGGGATTGCCGGAAAGCTCCAAGCCGCACACGCTCGAAGTCAAGACAATGAGCGAGAAATATTTCAAGGCAATGGCAAACATGGGTCTTGAGAAGGCCAAGCCTGTCTACTGGGCGCAATGCCAGATCGGCCTGCACTTGAGCGGATTAGAGCGGTGCTTGTTCTTTGCGGTGAATAAGAACACCGATGAGATTTATGTTGAGAGGGTCAAGCCTGATCCGGCCTACGCTAAGGAGCTGCTCGCGAAGGCCGAAGCTATCATTTTTTCCGATACACCGCCGCCTGGCATAAGTTCTGATCCGGCATGGTTCGAATGCAAGTTCTGCGCTTATCACTCGGTATGCCACGGTGACCAAATGCCAGAGATGAATTGCCGCACTTGTGCGTTCTCAACGGCAGAGCGTGCGGGTGGATGGAATTGTGCGCGGCACAAAAAGGCATTGGACGAGATCGACCAATATTCAGGGTGCGGCGACCACATCTATATCCCGGCGCTGGTGAAGATGAATGTGCATGATACCGGAGATGATTGGATCGAATACGTGACGGAGGAGGGCGAGGTGGTGCGGAATCATAAGGGGAGGATGGGGAAGTGACAGTCCACTACCATGGCACGCCACTGACGCCGCGTGACCAGTTGTGGCTCATGGCTGGAAAGAATTTTTGCGTTTCATATGCTAATCCCGCAGATGCTGATATTTGCCTGCGGATTGGCCAAAGCGTGATGTGGGACAACGGCGCGTTCAGCTTGTTTACCAAGGGCAAGGCCGTGGATTGGACAGGATACTATCGCTGGCTTGAAAACCGCCTTGGTCATCCGCATTGGGCAGTCATCCCTGACGTTATTGACGGCGATGTGGAAGACAACGCTCATCTGGTGAAAGAGTGGCCGCATCGCAAAGAACTTGGCGCACCTGTGTGGCACATGGCTGAACCTTTCGAAACCCTTTTGGACTTCGCACAGGAGTTTCCAAAGGTCTGCTTCGGCTCATCCGGTGCCTATTGGCAAGTTGGGTCTGACGCATGGTGCAGGCGAACTGATGAGGCATTCAACGAACTTGGACGTCGTGGTCCGATTCCGTGGATACATATGCTTAGAGGCATGGCAGTAGCTGGAAAGCGGTGGCCATTTGCAAGCGTTGATAGCGTGAACGTGGCCCGAAACTACAAAGACACGAACTCCTGCCCCGAGGCAATGGCTCGCGTCATTGATGCCGTGCAATGTCCAATTAAATGGAAAACCCAACCAGAACAAATGGAACTCATCGCATGAGAATTGCAGTCTTCCTTGCTTATCTCGCAACCATCCCGTTGGCTAACTGGCTAATTGGCAATGTCGGGACTTTCTGCGTTCCAAACGGCCCGTGCCTCGTTCCGGTAGGGTTTGGCTTGTCTGCCCCGTCTGGTGTTCTGATGATTGGCGCGGCGCTGGTGCTGCGTGATGCGGTGCAGCAGTTGCTGGGCGTCCGGTGGGCATTCGCGGCCATTGCGGCAGGCGTGGTGCTGTCAATCCTGGTTGCCCCTCCTGCGCTGGTAATCGCTTCGGCGGTGGCCTTCGGCATCGCTGAGTTGATGGACCTCGCGGTTTACATTCCGCTGCGGAAGCGTCATTTGCCGCTGGCCGTGCTAGCTTCCGGCGTGGTAGGTGCTGTTGCAGACTCGGCGGCGTTCCTGTGGCTAGCATTCGGTTCGCTGGAGTTCATGGGCGGGCAGCTGCTGGGTAAGGTGTGGATGACAGTCATTGCCGCTGCGTTTTTGTGGACATGGCATAATAATAAAGCCACCAATGTTTGACCTCCGCCCCTATCAACGCGCTGCCATTGATGGCCTGTACGATTACTGGGCCGCAAAGAAAGGTGATAACCCATTATTAGTTTGCCCCACTGGCTCAGGCAAGAGCCTGATCATTGCACACCTTGTAAGGGATGCGATGTCATTTCCCGGAACGCGCGTCTTGATGTTGACGCATGTCAAGGAGCTACTTGAGCAGAACGCAAAAGAACTCCTCACGCTTTATCCAGAAGCCGACGTTGGGTTCTACAGTGCGAGCCTCAAGAAGAAAACATTAAGGCACGCTATCACTTTTGCTGGCATTCAATCCATTCACAAGCGGGCGTTCGATATGATGCCTCCTCCTGACCTTGTGATCGTGGACGAATGCCACTTGATCCCACGCTCCGACAATACGCGATACAATAAGTTCCTCTCTGATCTGAAGCTGGCAAATCCTGGCGTTAAGATCGTCGGCCTTACGGCAACGCCTTATCGGCTTGATAGCGGGTGGCTGCACAAGGGCGAGGGAGCGATATTCGATGGCATCGCCTATGACATTCCGATTGCCGATCTGATGGAGCAAGGGTTCTTGGCCCCGGTGGTGAGCAAGGCTGGCGCACGCAAAATTGATTTAACGAATGTCGGCCATCGCGGCGGGGAGTTTATCGAGAGCGAGCTTGCCAAGGCCGCATCAGATCCCGAGTTGGTGCGCGAGACGGTGGCCGAAATCGTGGAGTATGGAGCCGAGCGGAAGGCTTGGCTGATCTTTGCTTGCGGTGTGATTCACGCCAATATGTTGCGGGATGAGTTCGAAGCCCTTGGTGTCGAAGCTCATGTCGTGACGGGTGGAGATGGCATGACGGAGCGCACCGAGAAGATCGAGCGGTTCCGGCGGGGCGATTATAGGTGTCTCATCAACGTAAACGTGCTCACAACAGGCTTTAACGTGCCGCATGTCGATCTCGTGGCCTTGGTAAGAGCGACCGAAAGCGCGGGTCTATACGTTCAAATCGTCGGGCGTGGCACGCGCATTGCGCCGGGGAAACAGGATTGCCTTGTGCTCGACTATGGCGAGAACGTCATCCGGCACGGATTTATCGACAAGGTGCGGCCCAAGATCAAGGGCAAGGTCGAGGATGGGACCGCGCCTTGCAAAGAATGCCCTTCGTGCCAGACGATCCAACATGCCGCAATGCGAAATTGTATTGAATGTGGTTACGCATTCCCGCCACCTGTTCTCAATCACGGAAATCGCGCCTATAGTGGAGCGATGATCTCCACACAAGTACAAGCCGAATGGGTCGCCGTTGATGATGTCGGCTATTCGAAGTGGCGCAAGGAAGGCAAGCCGGATAGTATCCGCGTGACCTATTATTGCGGCCTTATCAAAATTAGCGAGTGGATATGCCCGGACCACGGAGGTTATGCCGCCGAGCGTTACATCAAACGGAAGGCTTCGCTTGGGGCGCAAGCCAATACGACCGAGGAAGCAATGTCCGAGTGCGACACGTGGACCAAGCCAAGCAGGATCAAGGTCAAGCCCAATGACAAAAATGACAAGTTCTTCGACATCGTACAACTCGACTATTCAGGCCCTAAGCGGCTCACCAGCAACGAAAGAGCCGAGCTTGCCGAGCCGTTGTTCTGATTGCGTCGATCTATACGATGACCGCTATTGCAAGCACTGGCACGATATCGTGCCGGATGCCGTAAAGGAGATAGGTTGTAATGCCTTCAACGCCTTCCCTCCGTTCTAGCATACCTTCTGAGCACTCAGAGCAAGTTGGATTCGTGCGGTGGTTCCGCACCAAGTGGCCGCGCGTGCTGATCTTTGCCATTCCCAATGGCGGAAAGCGAAACATCACCACGGCTAAACTCTTGGTCAAAGAAGGCGTGGTCGCGGGTGTTCCTGATCTATTCATCCCGGCCTGGGGAATATGGGTTGAGATGAAGCGCCAGAAGGGCGGGCGACTATCAGCCGATCAGGAGGGAATGATTAGATACCTTGAAAGCGTCGGCCATCATGTAGTGGTTGGATTAGGTGCGCTTGATGCGAGCGAGAAGCTGGTGCGCTTGCTCAAGATGGACGGGGCGGAAACCGAAGGAGGTCAGCCTCCGCCCCTCGCCGCCGGGAACGCGAGCACTCTTCCCGGAGACTAATCATTAACCATTGCAAGTTTCTGAATTGCAATTTCCTGCATTATATGGATAAGTTGATCCGTTCACAAGGAGGTGAAAAATGGCTCAATACGATTACATGGCTCAAGAATGGATTGACGAAAAGCGCCAGTCTGTGAGAGCATCTGAGGTGCATCCACCAAATGCGGAGACCACAACGGCCAGAGAGAGTTCCCCCGAACCTAAGCTCTCTCTGGTCGAGTGGTTTATTGTCGGGCCGATTGTTGTTGGCCTTGGATTCATGGCCGGGATTATGTGGCCGTGACATATATCCTCGCGTTCCTCGTCATTAGTTGCGTTGTGTTCGTTCTTGCCATCGCATTCTTGATCGT